ACGTGGCCGTCCTGAACAAGCACCACCACGGCGGCAAGGTGCCGCCTGGAGCGGTCAACATCATGCGCGGGACGCCGTTCGGCAATCCGTTCGTGCTTGGCCGCGATGGCGACAGGGCAGCGGTTGTCGAGCGGTACCGGCAGTGGCTGTGGCAGAAACTCCAGGCCGACGCCGCGTTCGTCGAGCAGGTGCGCGAGCTGCACGGGCGCGACCTGTGCTGCTGCTGCGCACCGCTTGCCTGCCATGGGGATGTCCTCGCTCGGGCTGCCTCCTGGCTGCACCTGGCGGGCGACTGGCCTGGCTACTAACCAGATGCTGAATCTGGGGGTCGATGCAGTAAAACCCATACGCGGCGGAACTTTAGCGCCTCCAACGAATTGCCAGGGCGCGTATAGGGCGCGCTATTGGCAAACCTTTTAGCAGGCGTTACCTCGGATCTCCCCTGTAGGGTGCTGGAGCATTTGCCGTGAGCAGAGAATACACCGCAGAAGAAGTGCGCCAGCAGGTGCTAGAACATGTGAAAGGCATGGTGGACTACTGGACCACGCTGCCAGGTATTGGTCTAGACGAGCGCTGCGACGGAGTGGCTTTCTCAGTCCTGTCGATGCTGGACGGCTGCGCTGGACTCCCCGCCTTCCGGGTGTCGGTCATCTCGGACCCGGAGGACAAGGAAGCCCGCCTGGCAGAGGGTCAGAACTGGTACCCGCCAGACCTGGCGATCAACGAGGACTGCGAGCTGCACGATGAGTACTCGCAGATGAAGTGGGGTAAGAAAGACAGCTAATTGCTTGCGGTCTAATCTCTCGTGATGCTAGTCTGCAATTCCTCAAATATGAATAACCCAATAAGGGGGCGTTACAGATGAAGATCTTCCGCAGTATCGCGTTTTGCCTGGGGATGGCGGTAGTCGCCTCCTGTGAAGTGATGAGTCGCGTGGTCGAGCCCCTGGTCCGCTACGTTACCGCCGTCTGCAAGGCCATGGCTTGCGGCGTGGACAAGCTCAAGCGTGAGCTGGTGCACAACGCCAATCGCGACATCGGCTGCGAGGAGCGCGTCTCCTCGGGCTTCCGCCGCGAGAGCCATGGCTTCCGCCAGAGCACGGCCGGCTCGATGCCGATGCAGCTCGCGACGACCTGATACCAGCGCCGCCTCGCTCCAGAAAATCCCGCCGCGTGCGGGATTTTTTATGCCCGCCGCCTGCCCCTCGTCGTGATGCCAAGCTTGGCACCATGACCATACTAGCCGCCCAGGCAGGCCGACCCGTCGTCCTGCTGCTCAAGTCCAAGAAAATCGCCCACCAAGCCGGCTATTACCTGCTTGGCGGGCGCTGGCACGCTGTGAAGCAGGACAAGCCGGCGCCCCACGGCGCGCCGGTCGTTGCGGCCAAGCCTGCCAATGGCGACACGGCGATGACCGCGGAGATGTGGTCGCAGCTGTACGCCCACCCCGATAACTCGAACAAGGCGACCTACACCAAGAAGCTCGACAAGCTGAAGTCGGCTTACGAGGCGGGTGACGCCAAGGCCATCCTGGCGGGGAGCTACCCGAACGACACCACCAACAAGAAGGTGGTGAAGATCGCCAACTACCTGCTCGGGCTGATGGGCAGCGCCCACACGGTGACGCCTGGCCTGAAGCAGGACACCCACCACGCGCTGTCCGAGCTGCACCCGGCTCCGGCGCCTGCCCCTGAGCCCAAGGCGGTCGAGCCTGAACCGGCACCAGCTCCTGAGCCGAAGGTCGAGCCGGCCCCTGTCGCCGCTGCTGCTGAGCCAGCGCCGGCCAAGCCTGCCCAGGGCACCGTCACCCAGGAGATGTGGGACCAGCTCTACAGCCACCCGGACAACTCGAACAAAGCCCTGTTCGTCAAGAAGCTGGACAAGCTCAAGGCCGCCTACGAGGCCGGCGACGTCAACGCGATCCTGAGCGGCAGCTACCCTAACGACACGACGAACAAGAAGGTCGCCAAGGTCGCGAATTTCCTGCTCGGCGAGATGGGCAGCGAGCACCAGGTGGCGCCTGGGCAGAAGGCCGGCACGCATGCCGCATTGAGCCAGGCGCCGACCGAGGTCAGCGCGCCCGAGCCCGCACCCGCAGCTGAGCCAGAGCCTACCCCTGCGCCTGCTGAACCAGCGGTGCCGCCTGCTCCTGGCCCGGCACTGGCCATGCCCGCCTTCGTCGAGGGCAAGACCACCAATGGCGTCGTCTCCTACTACGAGGGCCAGGCCCAGAAGATCCTCGACATGGCTGCAGCTGGCGACGTCGCCGGCCTTGTAGCCATGAAGGAAGACGGCCTGAAGCCGAACGGCAAGGGCAAGGTCTCCAACACCTGGGCTGGCAAGACCGCTAACAGCAAGCTGCTGCTGGCGCTGCATGCTGCAAGCTTGCAGCAAGCTGACGGCGAAGTCGCTCCGGCCACGTCGCCGGCCACCCCTGAGAAGGTTGCCGAGACCAAGGCCAAGGGCGCACTGACCAAGCAGATCCGCAGCGCCATCGCCGAGGCCAAGGACGAAGGTGACGACGTCACCCTGAAGTACTTCATCAAGGAGTACGCCGAGGGCACTCCGGTCCACGAGCTTGCCAAGGAGACCCTGGCCGACTTGGAGGCCAATGGCCCAGCTCCTGCCCCTGCCGCCGATGAGGGTCCGAAGGACGGCGACACCAAGCCTGGTGCCAATGGCGGCACGCTCGTGTTCAAGGATGGCCGCTGGCACAAGCAGGACGAGCCGGCCGCCGAGGCTGCTCCGGAGCCAGCCAAGCCAGAGCTGAGCGTCGCCGAGCAGGCCGCGAAGATCACCGCCTACCTTACGTCGAAGGGCACCGACTCTGCCGAGCACGCTGAGGGTAAGGCCCTGTTCGACGCGCTAACGGTTGAGCAGCAGCACGCCATCACCCTGGCGGCCATCAACAGCGAAGCCAAGGCGGCTGCCGAGGCCGGCGCCGTGCACCCGGTCGATGCGGTGCCGATGCCTGAGCTGTCGTGGCAGTACCCAAGCCACGAGACCAAGGTCAAAGCTGCCTTGGCCAAGCTGAAGGAGCAGATCAAGGCCGAAGGCGTGTCGGCGCTGAAGGGCGTCACCAAGACCATGTCGGCCAGCGGCAAGCTGATCACCAAGCTGCCGGGTGAGTACGGACCCTTGAAGGTAATCGGCAACCTGGACGCACCTGGCTTGCCGGGTTCCAAGGTGCACGCCTACGTCGAAGCGCTGAAGGAAGCCGCAGGCGGCAAGAAGGCGACCAAGAAGGCCCAACCTGCGCCGGTGGCAACCGCTGCGCCGCATGCTGACCAGAACGCGATCCAGTCGATGGACAACTGGAAGCAGGTCGGCCCGCAGGGTGGCAGCAACCCAGGCGGTAAGTTCGTCGATGAGCACGGTACCGAGTGGTACTGCAAGTTCCCCGGCAACGAGGACGTGGCGAAGTCCGAGGTCCTGGCAGCAAAGCTGTACGGCGCGGCCGGTGTCGCTGGCCAGGACGCCAAGCTGGTCACCAAGGACGGCAAGCTCGGCATCGCCAGCAAGTGGCAGGACGTGAAGAAGGCGTCCTCCCCAGCCGCCCTGGCGAAGGTCGAAGGGGTCGCCTCGGGCTTCGCGGCCGACGCCTGGCTGGGCAACTGGGATGTGGTTGGCCTGGGCTACGACAACCTGCAGGTCGGCGCCGACGGCAAGGCCATGCGCGTCGATGCCGGCGGCTCGCTCGAATACCGGGCCCAGGGCGGCAAGAAGGCGTTCGGCAACACCGTCACCGAGCTGGACAGCCTGCGCGATCCGAAGATCAACCCGCAGTCCGCCGCTGTGTTCGGCAAGCTGAGCAAGGCCGACATCACGGCCGGCGTGGCGAAGGTGCTGAAGGTCAGCGACGCGCAGATCCACGCCCTGGTGAACACCTACGGGCCTGGCGACGCCGAGCACAAGAAGAAGCTGGCCGAGACCCTGATCGCTCGCAAGGCCGACCTGCTGGCCAAGTTCCCGAAGGCGAAGAAGGAGAAGAAGGTCACCTTCAAGCCGGAGAAGATTAGCGAACCGCCGTCGTTCTTGAACTGGGGCGGCAGCGGCAAGGATGGCCCGTCGAGCAAGCCGTTCCTCAACCAGGCGAACGAGAAGGCGGTCCAGGCCATCTACGAGGCGGCCAAAACCGGCAGCGTCGACGCGGTCAAGAACCTGACCGCCGAAACGTACAACAAGGCCACTGGCGAAGTCGTCGGCGCAGCGCCCGTGCTCGAACACCCGTCGCAGCACGTGAAGGGCTACGCGCAGCAGGCCGTCAACGAGATCAACTACCAGATGAACCCGCCGAAGCGCTTCCGCTTCGAGGGCGGGCACCCGCTGCACTCGCTGAACGCCGCCTACCCGTCGCACAAGGGGCCGCCCCATAGCGATGCGGTCGAGAAGGCCGGCAAGTTCCTCGTGCTGGGCGAGCCTGGCACCATCAGCTTGGCGACCCTGGACCTGCCGAAGGTCACCTATGCCAGCGGCCAGCTGACCAAAGCCACCTACTCGCCTGCGGCGAAGGCGGCGATCAGCGCCATGCCTGAGACCCAGAAGCAGGCGATCCAGACCTACACCGGCTCGTCCTACAAGGGGATGAACAACTCCCTGTGGTCGGGCAACCCTTCCGGCGCAGCAAAATCGGCCGGTGAAGCCTTGCACGCATTGAGCCACGACATCACGCCTGGCACTGTGCTGTCACGTAAACTGACCGTGCACGGCGAGGGCCTTGATCAAATTTTGAAATCTACTGGCAAGGTGCTCCAAGAGCCCGCTATCATGTCGACGTCGATCCGGCCTTCGTCGTGGTCGGGCAACGTGCAGTTGAAGCTTCACGTTGGCCCAGGCGTGAAAGGTTTGTGGGTCGGCCCTGGATCGCTGGGCGGCAATAGCGCCTTGTCGGTGAACGCGGGCGAAGACGAGCTGATCCTGCCGCCGAACACCCGGCTGCTGATCCTTTCGGTCAAGAAATCGGGCGGCTCCGATGCCGATGGCTTCGGGGGCGGCGTACAACACCTTATCGAGGCAGTCGTGCTGCCTACCCAGCAGGCCAGCTAATGAGCGACGAGACACTGAACCACCACAACGACCCGGCCGGCCTGGTCTCCTCTGCCCAGGAGGCCACCAGCGACCGCCCGTACCTGGGCAGCATCGAGGACATCGACCAGCTGCTGCGCGCCTTCACCGAAGGCGTCACCAGCCGCTTCGCCCAGGTTGGCCGTGGCCAGCTCACGCCAGATGCTGCTGTCGCCGCCGACCAAGCTGAGTGCGTGCGCATGGCGGAGATCTTCGACGGCCAGGACGAGGGCTACGCGTCGATCACCAACTGGAACGGCGAGGGCCTGGCCAACTACATCCGCAGCCGCATGGCCGAGGCCGTGCAGCCCAGCGAGGACGACGAGGACATCATCGCCCAGGCCTTCGCCGTGTTCGTGCACCGGATCTACGGTGCGATCACCGCCGCCGGCAGCGCTCCGGATCCTCACGCCCTGGCAGACACCCTGCAGGACAACATCCGCTCCTTCACCTGGCTGCTGGTGGGCCTTGAATCCAATGAGTAGTTCGTTCGAGGCGTACCAAGAGCACTTGGCCGGCAGCACCCGCGATCTGTTCGGCACGCCCGTAGACCTGCTGATCAAGGGCCAGGTCAAGGGCTACTCCAAGAAGGACGGCACCTACGTCAAGCCGCACAGCCGCATTGGCGGTGCCGTCTCCGCGAACCCGATCCACCACCCGCGCCCCGGCGAGAAAGGCGAAGCCGTGCTGGTCAAGACCCCGCATCATCCGTCGGCGGCGAGCACCTGGCACCACCCTGACGCGGTGGCCACGTTCGTTCCCGATGGTGATGTGCCGCCGTCGATCAACGGCATAGGCCTGCGTGCCTGGAAGGACCACCCGCAGACCGCTGAGGGCTGGGACTTCGTCGACGGTCAGATGGATGACCTGGAGGAGCCGCCGTTCCACCTGCCCCCGGGCAAGAAGGCAGCGTCCGGCGTGGTCATCGAGGAGCCAGATGGCCGCGTGTGGCTGATCGCCCCGACCAACCAGTTCGGCGGGTACCACGCCAGCTTCCCGAAGGGCACTGCCGAGCCCGACCTGTCGCTCCAGGCCAACGCCATCAAGGAGGCCTTCGAGGAGAGCGGCCTGCAGGTCGAGATCACCGGCTTCATCGGTGACTTCGAGCGCACCACCTCGGTGGCCCGCATGTACACCGCCAAGCGGGTTGGCGGCACGCCGATCGCCATGGGCTGGGAGAGCCAGGCCGTGCAGCTGGTGCCGAAGGCGCGGATCTACGACCACCTCAACATGTGGTCGGACCACGGTATTGCCGAAGCAATCGGCGCCGGTGAGCCACCTTCACCAAAAGTATCCGAAAGTATTCGCAAATAATCACCGCACCACTTGCGCCATTGATCAAATTTGATATACGCTAGACCCATCGTAAACGAACACGAGGTCTAGCGTATGTGGATATGCCTTTCTGATGCATTCTTGAGCATCGTTCACAAAGACTGCGAACAGGACGAGCTGCTGGTCCGCGCTCGTCGCCCCGGCGACATCCAGAAAGTATTCCCCGATGCCAAGGTCAATAAGACCGTCGGCAACGACTACCTGTTCCGCGCCGTTATCAAGCGAGAAATCGTAGCAAAGGCACTGGCCGATCAGGCGTTGAACCAGATCGACTATCCGAACTTCAAGAACACCGTTCGCGACAACAAGCTGCACAGCGCGTACAACCGCATCTGGCACGTCATGTCGCCGTTGCAGCCGATCGCGCCGTATGCCCGCCCGAGCCGCCAGCGGGGGCTTGGCCTGTGAACGCGCTCACCGGGACCATTCACGGCGACCTGATCGAGGACGCGGGCGAGTTCTTCGCTCCCATGGCGGCCGACCTCGTGGATAGCCTGGTCGGGCAATACGACAGCGCGCGTGCAAGCATCGAGGCCCTGGCCGCAGCTGTGCGCTCGGGCCAGAACGCATCGGCGCTGCACTATTTCGTAGAGGGCAACGTCTCCGAGAGCCGCCACAGCATGCCGCACACCGTCGACAAGCTGTTCCGGGTTGAGGGTGCTGTCGCGCAGCTGAATGCGGACTTCTGGAACCGCGCTCTGCGCCAGACCGATGTGCTCGACTACATGCCGCAGAAGCGCCGCGACGAGTGGTTCGAGCAGATCAAGAACCCCGAAGGTCGCAAGGCCAACAAGCACACCTCCGAGAAGGAGCTGCCGCCGCTCCCAGAATTCGAGGAAGGCACCGTGCGGGCGACCCTTGGCGCTCTGCTGAACAGCCGCGCACAGTTCTTCGGCGAGCGCGTCGACGGCATTTTCCGTGCACTGAGCCGCGAGCACGTGACCAACTGCCCGCAGGGCTTCAACAAGCGCATGATCCTGCTGCGCGCAATCACGCACTACGACACCATTGACCACTCCACGGCCGGCGTCATCAACGACCTGCGGTGTGTCATCGCGAAGTTTATGGGGCGAGACGAGCCGAAGTACGGCGCGACTGACGCTGTGATTAAGGCCGCACGCAAGCACAACGGCGTCTGGATGGGTGTGGATGGCAACGCCTTCCGCATCCGCATCTACAACGGCGTGGGCACGGCTCACCTGGAAGTGCACCCGGAGATGGCCTGGCGCTTGAACGCGGTGCTCGCCAGCATGTACCCAGCGGCGATCCCGGCCGAGTTCCGGACCAAGCCGAAGCGCGCCAAGAAGATCAAGGACTTCGAGCTGTTCGACCGTCCGCTGCCGTTCGCGGTGGTTGAGCTGCTGGCGGGGATGGAGACCGGCTGGGAGAAGAAGGAGAACCCTGGCTTCCGCGAGCACCCTTTCCGCAACGTACCGCGCACCCGCCGGTTTAAGTATGGCGGCAGCAAATCTGACAACGCGACCATGGCCGAGGCCGAAAAGGCGCTCACCGCCATCGGCGCTGTATGGGTCAAGGAGCACAGCTACTGGCGCTTCGACTACGAGCCGGCCGACATCCTCGACCAGATCGTCTGCACCGGATGCATCCCCGACCACAAGTCGCACCAGTTCTACCCGACGCCTGCCAGCGTGGCGGAGAAGGCAATCGAGCTAGCGGACATCGGGCCGGATCACACCTGCCTCGAGCCGAGCGCCGGCCAGGGCGGCCTGGCTGACCTGATGCCGAAGGATCGGACGCTCTGCATCGAGATCAGCGAGCTGCACTGCAAGATCCTTGAGGCCAAGGGCTTCATGGTCAAGGAATGCGACTTCCTGAAGTGGCAGAACAAGGTGCACGCACCATTCGACCGCATCGTCATGAACCCGCCGTTCAGCGAGGGCCGCTGGCAGGCGCACCTGCAGCATGCAGCCAGCTTGCTGCAAGCTGACGGCAAGCTGGTGGCCATCCTGCCGGACACGGCGCGCAACAAGGAGCTGCTGCCGGGCTTCGACCACGAGTACTCGCAGACCTTCAAGAACGAGTTTGCAGGCACTGGGGTCGGCGTGGTGATCCTGGTGGCAACTCGCAAGTAAACCAACAACCGCCGGGCGCTGCCCGGCCAAGGGAAAGGAAGTGAGCATAGTAAGAGTCAACAAGATCGCCGTTGCTATGGGCGAAGGCGATGTGATTACCGGCATGGCTGTCGATAGCCTCGGCGTCGGGCACTTCGTATTCATGGCAGCGCCCGACGGCAAAAAGCACCAGCTCGGCGAGACGGCGCCTGAGTTGGAAGGCAAGTTCTCGTTAGAGGATGCAGACGTAAACATCCTGTTCGCCAATCTTGCTGCTCTCGATCACGTTGTAGAGCGTCTGGCAGTTCTGCGCGCCGCTATGGTTGAAGGCGGTGCAGAATGACCGCCCCTATCGAGCTGGACCTGGACGCGATCGAGGCGCTGGCCAGCAAGGCAACACCTGGCCCGTGGTGGATCGATAGCCACGGTCACTGCATGGTCAGCCAGGCCAATGGCGGCCACGATCCGGTCTTCCAGGCTATGGACTTGGTAAAGCCCGCCGTCCGCCATCCTGAAACGGGGAACCTGTCGCACTGGCCCAACGATTGGGACGCGTCGTTCATCGCCGCCGCCAATCCAGCCGTGGTGCTGGAGCTGATCCGCCGGCTGCGCGCCGCCGAGGCGCTGGCAGCATCGCGTATCGAAACCATCCCCGTGGAAACGCAGGTGCTGGCCATCTTCCAAGAGCTGCGCGCAGAGCAGGCCTCTGAGGCTGAGGAGTTCGCCGAGGCAATCCGAGCGCGCTGTGGGCAGCAGGC